GTGCCGGTCAGCCCAAGCATTTCGTCTGCCATTCCTGCAGCTGTGAGTTGCACGTCAGCTAGACCAGTTGCCGCGCTAAGCTGCCTATCAAGATCAGCTTGTAGGTTTTCTTGCAGGATTGGTGCAGCCGCGTCAGTCACCCCGCGTCCAAGGGCGTTGCCAAAGGCTGCGCTGCCAAGACGGCCAGAGCCAGCGTATGTGCTAGTAGCGTCATTCGTTGCATCGCCAATTGCCGTGTCTAGCATAGTTTGCAAGTACGGGCTGGATTGATCGTTTGACAATCGCGTGAGCGTTTTAATTGCAGACGAGTCACTGCCGAGTAATCCGCTCACGGTGTCTTGAGCGCCAGTTATATAACTTGGCGTGTTTTTTAATTGGCTAATCAGGTCAATCGCGTCGAGCGTCAGGCCGTCCATATCAGCAACTCGCTTGCCGTCATATACCTGCACGTCAAAATTCTTTGCGGCGTCCAAACCCGCCTGATAAGCGGCGGTGTTGGCAGCTTCCATGCCAGCAGGAAGCCGCTGGTTAACGCTGGTTGTGGTTTGCTTGCTGCTCTTACCCATCGGTTAAATCCATTTCATAAGTCATTTCTGTCGGCTTCCAGCCGTAAGGTTTTAGCCACTTTTCCCAAGCTCTGCGCCCGTAAGCCTCAAAGCTGGTGCATTCGTTGCGCCTGGCGTGTTTCTTTAGCTCAGCCACCGCCAGCGGTAGCCACTCGCGCATTCGTGAGCCGCCGACAAAATCCATGCTCAGCGCCTTGCTTTGCGGGTAATCAATTATGCGACTTGTTACCGCCGCAATGATTTGCCCATCGTCAATGACCGCCCAGCACAGGTAAATCCCGACATCGCAATGTTGCTTGAGGTCATCTATCGTTAGCTTATGGTTTGACAGGCTTACCGCCTTGTTAAGTAGCGGCCCGACTGTGGGCCAAGCATCGTTGAGCTTGCGCGGCTCAATAATTTGGAACTTCAACCAATCACCACGTAAATAAATGTGCGGTCTGTCGTGCTGTCGTTTGCGTGTGTAACAACAAAGCTTTGCTTGTTTCTCGCGCTGACAAACAGGTTTTCTGCCGCCGCTGTCGCCGTCATGGGCGTGAATAGAATGACGCTATCTGATCCAGCGCGTAGGTCTGTCACAGTTGTCGTGGTTGCATTCGCCGCCAGCGTAAAGGTGCCTCTGTTGTTGCTCTTGCCGTCGATCAAAAGGTTGACTGCTGACGCAACCTCTCGCGGCGTGGCAACGGCTGGATTTAGCCTGTTGTATCCAATGGTCATCTTCGGCCCATCGCGGTTGTTTCAACGTCAACACCTTGCGCAAATCGCCAATCGCCGCTGATATTTATGCGTACCCGATGGTATCGCCCAGTTGCGCGTGTTGGTGCAAAGTTGGCTGCGTTTATGCTCGCCGCTGTGGAATAACTTACGCTCGCCTGCTGGTTTACCCTACTGCCAATCTGCACGGTAACTGTCGGATTGCCGTCCTTCGCCGTCACATAAGGGGTAACGCTTGTTATCATGCTTTGGCGCATTTTTGCCGGCTCAAATTCGGTGGTCTCAAGTATTGCGTCAAGCGCTTCCCCGCTGACTGTGTGGATTTTGTTATCTTTGCTTGCCGCAAGCTGAAAGTTTCCGCCAGTAAATGCGCGGTCATCAAGCGATGTGCCAAGCGCGTCTATGCTGGTACTGATGTTGTCCAAGCTCTCCAAGGTTTGACCGGGCAGATAAATCGTGCCTAGCCCTTCATGCGCCAAGCTAATAAGCGACCACTTGCCCAGCGCGTAGTTGTACACCATCATTCTATCAGGCGTGCCAAAGCTTGCGATTGAAGCATAAGACCAGCACACGATACTATTCTCAGGATCAATCGCCACGCTCAGCCTGTCGCGTAAGGTGTCCTTCATATCGCTAAAGAAAAACCTGTCCACTTTTTCAGAGCCAATCGGAACGGAGCGCTGCCCGTCAAACATTTGAAAGCCTCGGTCTGACAAGTAGAAAACCTGATTAGGTCCAAGGCTTGCCACTGAGTTGGGGTAGTTGCAGCCGTGGCCTGTCTCGACTTTCTCGAAAGAGAATATCAGGGGTGAACCAACGTATTGCATCCTGACGATAGCTTTTTCTAAAAGCACAACGCCAGTTTCGCCGCCGACTAAGCCAGTGATTTGGCCAGCGTCAGCAATGGCCTGCACGTCAGCTTGATTATCGCCAATTGTCCAAGCGGTTGCATCGTTAATCTGTGACCAACGCACAGAGCTGCGATAAGTTGAACCGCCGTATTCTATATTTCCTGTGACTACAAAATCTTTCACCACAGCTAAATGTCGCGCACCCGGCGCACCCGATACCGCCGCAAAGGCAGACGCGCCAATGGCGAATTTTTGCAAAGCTGTGCCTCTATCGCCAGCCGCGATGATGTCGGTGCCAAACTCAACGAAATCCCATTGCTCGTTTGCCGCTAGGCCGTAGCCACCGCTAACGCTTACATCAGCCAGCGCAAATGTTCCGTTATTCATTTTGTATAACTTGGTTGCATCACCAGCAAAAACGGTGGCGTTATCGCTGCTATCGCGTGTCGCATGAATGCCCCGCAAATAATCCGTGGCCGCTTGGCTCAAAGGTGCCAGCCCCCTAAACGGACGAAAACCCTTGGCAGTAGGCACAACATTTTGCGCAACAGTAGAGCCGGGATTTTCATAGGCCGCTTGATCTGGCAACCAATCTGCAAATTTTATCATATGATTGTCCAAGGGTTAACGGGTTCGCTTGCTGTAGTGCTTATGGTTGTCCAAGGGTCAACTTCAGAGGCGCTTATTATATCGCCCCAATCGTCGCCCTGTATTTTGGCTATAACTGCGCCATTAACGGCGATGTTTGACGCCGCCACGATGTGAACAGTTGCGTTGCTGGTGGCTGTCGCTGTTACCAAAATGTCAGACGTTGCAGCGCCGCCGAAAATTGCCCTTGGTGCGGCTGTACCTGTCACCACAATTGGCGCTGTTGCGGAGGCTGATTTTAACCCAACGCAAGACGCCGCCGCTGTGACCGCCGTGGCCGCGCTGGCAGAGGTGATCTTGAGAGTTAGCTTTGTGGCGATTGCATTTGCGCCGAGAGCTGCGCTTGCGGTTGCGGTTGCGCTTAAAACTTTGCGCGGAATTACGGTTGCGGTGACGGCTGTTGCGGCTGTCGCACTTGTTGACTTAGTTGCGCCTGCTGGAACTGCGCCAGCAATAACGCTGATTTGTGTGGCATCCGCCATGCCGATATAGGCCATTCGGTCAGACGTGCCAGTGACGCTAATATCGGCGGTGGCCGAAACTTGTCTAACCCGATTTGCCGCGCTAGATGCTGACGCCGAAACGGCGGCGGTGGCGCTGGTCGGTTTTACTTTTAACAGGTTGCCGCCAACGGCACTTATGGCAACGCCAGCCGAGGCCGAAGCTGTTTCCAAAGAGCCGCCTATTTCGGCTGTGCCTGACACAACGATAGCGGCTGTGGCCTCAACGGAGCGAACCCGACTAGCCGCCGCTGTATTTGACAACGAAACGCTGACCGCTGCTGAGACGTATTTAATCGCGGCTGGGCCAACACTTGCTGATGCGATTGACGCGGTGCGATTTGCTGCTGGTATCGCGCCAGCTAAAACGTCCTTTGACGAATAATTAAGTGGGTCTGGCAGGATCGTATTTGTAGCGGTGACGGCGGTTGACGCTGATATTGCGCCGCCGCGAATGGCCCTTGTTATGGCTGTTGCAGTGACGGCGGTTGCAGCGGTTACGGTTGTGCTGCGCACTCTGATTGGCGTTAGTGTGGCGGCCGTCACCACCAGATTAACATCAGCTAAAATTGGGTATTGTATTGAACTTGATATTGCAGTTGCTGTGACTGCGATAGCGGCTGGAACAACGATTTGCGTATAAGCACCTGCGCTGCCGGGGGTGCCGACATAGGTTACGCCAGTGCTGTAGGTTGAGCCGCCGAAATGGGTGCCGCCAGCAGATGTGCTTAAACGCAGCGGGTGATTTGCGTTAGATGAATGGCTCTGGTCAAACGTGTAAATTGCGCCGGGGGCCAAGCTGATAAGCGGCTGCTGGACGCCGTTTAGATAAAACTTGCCAGCGGCAACGGTAACAACATAGGACGCCGTACTTGCTACCGCGTGATTAGTTGAGCCGCCCATTGCCGAATGATTGGCGCAATAATAATGCAGTTGCGGCGCACCGGGTGCGGCTGGATCAACAGTGCGATAACGATCCGCGCTGGCTGTGGCGCTGACGGCTGTCGCGGCTGTCGCGGCGGCTGGGCGTATTAAGCCAGCGCTGGCGGTGGCTGTGACCGCAATGGCGGCGGTGATGGTGAGCGGAGCGGCGGCACCTGTGGCGGCAGTTGCGGCGAGGGGGCTGGCGCAGAGGGGAGAAAAGCCTAGCATCTGTTAGGGCATTTCCATGTCCGTGCCAGTGCCAGAGATTGACATTTTGGCGCGGTTTGCGAATTTAGTCATTTGTGCTTCCTATAAACTGTACTGGTAGACATCACCGCTGTAGTTGGCAATAAACATTTTCGTATCAGTTGAGTTGAATACCACCGCTTGCGGGTCTGAGGCCTGTCCTTGAACGCTAAAACTGTTATTACTGTATGAGGCTGTGGATAAATCAAAACCACTTGTTAAATTATATTGATACGCAGTATCGTTACTATTGCCTACGATAAACATCGTTTTCCCTGATGACGAAAAACTCATGCCAGTTGGAAAAGAAAGTTGGCCTGATACGCTGAAACTTATATTACTATATGAGGCTGTGGATAAATTAAAACCACTTGTTAGATTATATTGATACACCCCAGCATTAGTTACATCCAAGATATACATTTTAGTGCCGTCAGCATTGAATGCGATTTCTTGCGGATATAGGCTTTGGGCCGAAAAGGTAAAACTTGAAGAACTATATGAGGCTGTGGATAAATCGTAATCAGTTGTTAGACCGTATTCATACGCAGTATCGTTAGAAAAATTGATTACATATAATTTTGATCCATCAGAATTGAAACTCATGCCCGATGCTCTACTGGCTTCGCCGCCAATAAATAAAGCAACACTGTTGTACGCGGCTGTAGACACGTCAAAATTCGTTGACAAATTGAATTGATGAACGCGAGATGAACCCCAGCCGACACTATACATTTTCGACCCGTCTGAGTTAAACAAAAAGCCAGTGCATCGATATTGCTCCGTGGAAAAGTCAAACGTTTTACTATCATAGCTTGGGCTAGACAGGCTCGGCTCGAAATCCAATGAGAAAGCACTTATCGCCTGACTGACCGAATTACCGTCACTAGCGGAAAAGGTCAGCGAAAATGATCCGGCGTGAGCAGAGTTGCTAGACGGGGTTACAGTAAATACGTTTACATTTGCGCCCGTGCCTTGAGTTACCGTTGCGGTTGATCCTAAGCTGCCCGTACTCACAGTGTGGCTAAACGTTATCGGGAATCCTTCGGGGTCAGTCGCGGCCAATGTTACGACCGTGGCTGTGCCATCTGACGCTAAAGTATAACTTGCGGCTGCTCCGGTGATTGCAGACGGGCTGGTGTTAGTCATAGTTGCAACTAGAAACCAGCCACTCGTCGTATACATGTAGAGCTTGTTGGTTCCTGTGACCAGCGCAGTGTCGCCAACAACCATTCCTGTTTGAGCGACGAGGCCGTTGATATCGCTATGCACAGCTGCACCCAAATCGGCGGCGGCGGCGGTGACGAAAACAACGCTATCTGTGGTCGCTGTGATTGCGTTGTTGCTGTTGCTGGACTCAGTTGGCGTACGACTTAAAGTTGTCCCACTGGCCGTATATACGCCAGAGCCGATCTCAAAATCGCCAGCATTTGGACCTTCGATGGTGTACCGCACAGTCTCGCCATTGGACACGCCTGCATCAGCAAACGTTTGAAACCCAGAGCTTGCAGCGCCAAGCGTCAGAGCGCCTGTGCCACTGGATGCCACCGCCGTGATTGTCATTTTTGCACGATTTACAAGTTTCATTTGTGTCTATCCTATGCCGCCACTAGGGCCATATTTGATGCTGGAATACGCACAACGTCATGCAAATCAGTTGCCGATATTGCGCTGGGGAATGCACCGCGAAACAATAAATTCCCGGTCTGTGGGGTTTCCGCATCAAAAATGCCCCAGCCGGTGATTTCTCCGTAATTTTTTCCAGAGGTTGGGGTGTAGCTGCCAGTAACCACGCCCAATCCTGTCACCACCGCCCAACCTATAATGGTGGTGTAACCTACGCCTGATCCGTACGGCGGCGTGGTTTCTGCGCCGACGACGGGGTAGTCGTTGCCCGCAATGGGAAACTCTACGCGGTCAGTCCACGTGCGCAGCTCTGTTTTGCCCCAATTTTGGCGGCGGCTGTTGGTGCTATCCCAATTACCGTTCCGAGCCGCTGTGTTGTCCCACAAGCCATCATCACGGGTAACTGAGTACGCCAAGCTGGCAGATCCGTTACTGGCAGCGTTATACGCCAGACGGCACCTCTGGTATCCTCCAAAGGTCTCTGCTGACCCGTTCACCACTCCCGCTCGCCTTTTTGCGTTCTGTTGGTCGGCGGTGCCCGTGCTGTTGTGCGTTACAGTACCGGTGCTCCAATCGTGCCAACGTGGCTCATCGAAAGTACCGCCGCCTAAAACGGTAAACGAGGCCGAGGCAGGGCCAATGGTGGCATTTGTTCTGTCGAGCGCCATATAAAGCGATGTTGGCATTGCCCAAGACGTGCCTCGCAAAACAAGGTTTGACCAGTTTTGGAAGGCATAGCCCTGCATCGCACCGCTTGGCGTCAACGAGATTGCGCCGCTTGCAACGTAAAAGCTCTCATCGACCAGCACATCGCGGCTGCTGCTAAACATGCCGTGGTATAGCAAGTCGCCGCCCGATTGCGCAGTAAAGATGCCCCAGCCGTAAACCGTCCCCTGACCTGCTGTTGAGCGGGGAAACGTGACCGCTACGTTGCTGGCAATGCTGGATGTTGAGCTGGCGTTAAACGTTATCGCTTGGCGCTGATAGCCATTGCCAACGACCTCTGTGCCGGTGTTGCCGTCTGCAAACCCACCGCTTGACGTGGTGAGGCCCAAAAATACGGCAGACGGCGCAGAATAGGCGGCATTGCCGGTCACATGGTCAAGAAAGCTAGTCTCTAAAGTGTCCGACATTGCCGCCATGGTTTAAGCCGCCGTTAAGTCAAGATCGCCTGCAGCGATACGCAGCACGTCATTTGTCTCAATGGTTTTACTTGCGCTAAACGATCCCGTAATGAGCGCGTTACCGCTTGTAGCTGCATCAAAAAGCGCCCAGTGGCTCACTGTTCCCCAGTTGCCTGATGCTGCCGCGAAGTCTATCGCGCTGGTGTTGGAAGTTGCGCCAGATGCAGCCGCGTCAAAGGCGACACTCACGCGGCTATAATTATTGCCTGTAAGCTCCGACGAACCGCTACCCGTATCGGTGAAGTCGCCAGTTGATAGGCCGAGATACACGGCAGACGGCGCGGTGTAGCTGGCAGTCCCTGTTATGTGGTCGAGTATTTTAAGCTCTAAGAAATCGCTCATTGCTGACATAGTTATGCTCCTGAATAGCTAGTTGAGATGCTTAGGGAGCCACTAAAGCGCTCTGCATCGGTTTGGTTTTTGATTTCCGAAATGATGCGCGAGAACAGCCCATCATATTGTTGCGCCCTTGCGTCATCCATAAGAAACGCATGGGCTTGGGCCAGACTTCCATACAGATAAATGTCCGGGTGTTGTTGCAGCACACGATTGGTTGCCACAGTATCCGACAAAGGTGTGATTTCGTCGGTATAGATTATCTCGACAGTTTGCACCGAGTCGGGAATGGGTCGAAAGCCTATCTCAGCGCCAATGACGGTATACACAGATGGTGTGCCGCCGCCTGTGCTGGGGTAACGCTCATAATAAACGGCAGGCGTTACATATTCTAGCTGCTTGTTTGGGCTGGTGTTTAGCTTCACGTTTTTCACTTGCCGCATATCTGTTGGCAGAATGATAAACTCTGTGTTTGCGATGGTTGCCGCCGTGGCGCGTTTCACTTGGGTGCGGGTCTTTAGCTCACGCGACATACGCGCCTCGGCTAAAGAAATAAAATCGGGTATCTGCACGGTCAGGTCATCACGCGCCAAAAAGCTGGCGATGCTGGCCTTGAGCGCCGAATATGAAGTAAACGCCATTAGATAAGCCTCGCGCTAGTCTTTTTCAGCTTTTGGTGGCTTTCGAGAAACTTGAACCACTCATTCGGGTTTTCGTGCGGTTGCCCGAATTTCTGCAAAAGATCGTGGTATAATAGCTGGGACATTTCAGCAATTGGCACCTGATGTACCTGCGTGTTGCCGATAAAATCGCCCTTGCTGTGCAGCACAGACGTGCGCTGGTTGTGGTCAAGTATGTAGTCTTGCTTTTGCTCAGTTACAACGTGGGTCTTGCCGTTCTCATAGCTCAGATAAGTGCGTTTGTGCGCGTCAGGCTGGGCGTCGATTAATCGCTTCATTGGCAATGCTCCAATAAAAAAGGGGCACCCGAAAGCGCCCCTTTTAGTTAGTTTGGGAGGGTAGTTTAGGAGCCGTTTAAGCCGCCGACATAAGCGTGGGCCTTTGGAGCCGTTGGGATCAGCGTGTACTCTGTGGTAATAGCGAACTTGGTGCTGTCGCCCGTAGGTGCCATTTCCTGAACTGAGAAATCACGACCCGGCAGTGTACCCATGCAGATATGCTCTGGATCAATCAGGTAGATTTCACTGTCTGGGCAAGCACGGTCAACGGTCACGTTAAGAGTTCCGAAGTCGCTGAGATAAAGCGAAACTGAGCCAACGATTGACGCCTCTTTTGGCGCTGTACTGGTGATCTGGTTAGTCGCAACCGAACCACTAGACAGGCCGCTAAAGTTGCCTTTGTTGACAGGCGACATAATCAGCGTGGTGGGATTGCCGCCGTCTTGATATGCGGCCAGCATTGCGGCGTCAATTTTCGCCAAAGTAAGCGCAGCCGCTGTGCCTGTGAAGTCAGCAACGTCAGCGCCAGTACCAGCAGAGACCGCCATGTCGCTAGGAACAGACGCATTTGTCAGCCAAGACGGCAACTTGCCAGCCTTGCGCGGGTCAGAAGATGACTTGGCTTCGTTCTTGTAAAAAGACTTGTTAATGTCCTTTTTAAGCTCAACGCCTTTGAGGATTTTTACATATTCTTCCTCACGCGCACGACCAGCTTTATCAACTGCATCAAGTGTGTTGGAAACTTGCGCTGCCTTCACGCTGATCTGGTGGATGTTGCCAAGTCTTACGGTCAACTCAGGGTTAACATATGAGTAGTCAGCGCCTTCATTCACAGAGTTGGTATCGGCTGCTGCCGCCAACTCTTGCACCTGAAATTCTTCATTGATTGCGCTGGTGGTTTTCTTTTTCATAGCGCTCATCATTGGCACTTCACGCGGATCAATTGAATAAATCGTATCAGACAATGATTCACGCTGACCAATGGCGGCGGTGGTTGTTAGGATAGCCATAGTTGTATTTCCCTATAGGCCCTTGAGGGCCATTCTGTATTTTAAGGCCGCGTCTTGCGTACCTAATTTCTGGAAGTCGGCATAAGCTGCACGCTCCCGCGATTTTGCAGAATTGGCGTTGGATTTGGGTTGACCGCTTTTCACCATCTTGGGTGCCGCTTTGATTTTCTTGGCGGCTAATGGCTTTTTGCTGGCTTGGTCGGCCAGCATCTTTTTCAGCAAATGAGAGTCACGCACCAAAGCAACCATGCGGCTGTCGAGTGACGTGGTAATCTCTTGAGTGGTGTAGCCAACAGATTGCGCATGTTCGACAAGCTGCTGCGTTTCCGCCGCTCTGATTGCTGGGTCTTTCCAATCAGGAATGCGTTCCAACAATCGCGTTTCCTCGCGCACCTTTTGCTGCTGGTACATGCGGGTTTGCTCTTGCTGGATGACAGATTGCTTATCTTGCCAATCGCGCAACTCGTGTTTCTCAGTGTTCCACTGGTCAACGTCTGCCTCGCGTAAGGCGTCCCAATATGCTGCGTCTTTGTAGCCAAACTGCTGTTGACCCTGTTGGGCCGTTTGCTTGGCTATTGCGTCAATACCTTGGCGATACTCGTTTTCGGTTTGCTCAAGCTGAGCGTTCCTATTCTCGTATTGCTTGCGGATTTCAGCGGCTTCTTGGAATTTCTGATTAGCTGCCTCGCCTTTTTGCGCTTTCTCAAGCGCTTCCCTGACGGTCATTTCAACTTCTTCGCCGTTGACTTTGCCCGTTACGGTTTGCGCGTACAGGTCAAATTCTGTGTCAACTTCTTCGCCCTCATCATCGTCAGCTTCATACTCAGCTTGGCTTTCCCCGTCATCGGGTTCAACGGCCTCATATTCGACTTCCTCTGCTTCGGGTGCCTCTGCTTCTGCTATTGCTTCGGCGGGAGGGTCTGCTGTCTCGCTTGCCGCCTCTGGCGGGGCGTTTCTCTGGCTTACCCTTTGGTCTACTATCTGTTCGATAGACAGGCTTTCGGATTCCGCTTGCGGAGTACCTTCTTCCATATTTTTTCCTTGATTTCGTAGTTAGCGGTACGGGTCCGTCACTTGCCGCGTTGCCATTTCGCCAGTTGTGACCAGCGATTTTAAATGCCCCTCAAAGGCATCAACAGCACGTAACAAAAAGAACGCCCGTTCTCGCAAATCCGCATCGCTATCGTCACTTTGTGACCACGCTGTAATGTAGGAATTGCGAATCTCGTTTAGCGCTTCCTTTAAGATAGGATCGCTTAATATTGCGGTGGCCCTGCGGCCCCGCTCTTGTTCGTCAGCTAAACTCATAAATGGTTATGCCTGTGGTAAGTTTGTTGATACTGAGCCGCCGAGATTGATTTTCTGCTGGCGTAACGCAAGCTCTGCCTGCAATTCCTCGCGCCGTAAATCTAGCTCGGCTTGGGCTTTCTCGCGCTGCAATTGGATTTCCAAAGTCATGCGCTCACGCTTTAAGGCTATGTCAGCCTCAAGCTTCATTTTCTCGACTTCCAAAGCCGGGTCTGCCTGCTGAGATTGCGCCGTTTGCTGTTGCAACGCTTGGTCAACCTCTGGGCCAGAATTAAAGAATTGCTGAGCATCGGCAAAGCCTGCCATCTCAACAATGCGCTTGAGCGTATCGACGTATTGCGTCACGCTGCACACTGGATTGCTTGGGCCAAGCTGTTGCAGCATTTGCTCTTGCTTGCCTGCTATCTGCAGTAGCATCGCCATTTTTTCATCCTCGCGGCCATTCCCAAGGCCAACTTCGATGCTCATGTCAAAGCCGTTTTCCCAAGTGCGCGGGTCAATCGCCACAAACGATCCACGAATGCGAACTGTGCGCTCAGCGTCTTGGTGCGTCTGCAGCAAATGCAAAACTTGCGTGGCTAACTCGCGGCAACCCGTTTCGGCAAATACGCGAGCTATCATTTCGACCTTCAGTTGAGCGCCCTGAATGGTGGCGTTAACTGCGCTTGCCGTTGTTGATTGCAGCGTTGAAGGGTCAAGCCCCATGCTGGCTTTTGAAAAGCCTGTGCGCTGGTCACGCACGCTGTCCATATAGTCCAGCATTTGAAAACCGGCATTGCCAATCTGAGGAACCGCCAAAGGCTGAACCATTCCCGGCGCTCGCATACGAACCACACCGCCTGGGCGCGAATGCAGGAGGTCATCCAAGTTGACCTGACCCTCAACGGCAGCTACGCGGCTGTTATTTGTGAGGTAAAAATTATCAAGCTGCTGGCGTAGCGTGGTTGACTTAATAAGCTGAACATCCTTAACCAACTCGGCAACAGAGCGGCCAATCATGCGGTGCGGCATGAGGATAGGCGACAATAAGCAAAACGGCACTTTGTCAAACGGCTCGTTTTCCAAAACTTCACCGCCGTCACCTAAGCAAACCACACGGCGCAACTCAGCTATATTATCGCCGTCATAATCGCAGCGCATGTAAGCCTCGGTAATCAGCACATCGCGCATAGACGGGTCTTTAGCCTCGCCATTATCGCCGCTCTCGATTTCCTCAAAGCGGGTCTGTCGCTCGGTATCACTCGTATTGTCAGAGCCTTGCCCAGCGTGGCGCAGAATGACGTCCTCGTCATAGCCTTGGGCAATTAAGTCGCCAGCGCGAACAAGCGTCCTGTGGCCGATAAAATCGCAATCCTCAAGCGAAGTAGCACGGCGGCTGAATATCAACTCTTCGGGCGGCACGTTGTCAATCTT